GCCGATTTTTATCGGATGGGAATTTTCAACGCCCTTGAGTCGATTTTACACGACACCGGAAATTACAACGGGTTCGAGTATGATACCGAAAAGAACCACCCGAACGCCTCGACACCGATGAAACGTCGGTATTTCTAAACTTTAACCTTGACATTCCTTTCAAAACCTTTATAGTAGAGTTATAAATTATGAGTAATCCGAATAAAAATTCTGTTTCAAAAACGAAAATCGACGATCTTGAGATTGTCAGTGGCGGAAACGTTCCGTCTGACTATCTTGATTTTGAACCACTCGCTCCAGACGAGTCCGACATCTCTGAAGAGCTTGACTTGTTGGGGACTTACATAGACTTTAATTAAAATGACAGACGAATTAATAATCGAAACTCTCCGCATTGCAGCGGAATCAGAGCAAAACCCAGCACTAAAAATGCTACTTCAGATTGCAGCTGGGAGACTGGAGAAGTTATCAAACGCTGCGAGTTATGATGCATCATAAAATCTTTTTACCAAATAAGACTTGACTTTCAACTAACTTCTGACATACTGTTTTATAGATGATGAAAACAATAGCTATTACAGCCTCTTTTATTTCTCTCCTTCTTGCGATTACCGGAGAAGGTGCTCAATCAAAAACGGGATACTCTGATGAGATCGTTGCCGCGACTCTGATTCTTGAAGCGGGTGGTGAGTATTACGACGGATCTATGGAGGCGGTCAACGAAGTAATCGTTAATCGAGCCGCAAAACGAAATATGTCCGAAGCGATGGCGTGTCTTCAGAAGTATCAGTTCTCTTGCTGGAATGGTAAGAATACTGAGTCTGGAATCGGTAAGGCGATGTTACATCCACGTTGGGAAGAAGCATTGCGGATTGTCCAAAGTCCAACGACAAACTACACGTCGGGCGCTGATCACTATCATGCGGATTACATCAAAGATCCTTACTGGGCGAAGAGTATGACTATTACAACTAAGATAGGTCTTCACATCTTTTACAAATAATTCTATGACAACCACCCTGACACAACTTGAACTTCCGCTGATCTATCCTGAAGATCTCTATCCCGAAACAATCTTTGATCAATCCGATACAGAGTATTACGTGACTTTTAGACTTGGAGACTCAGCTACTATGTCCGGAAAGGTCATAGGTAAACGAACGAATGGTGACTTCATCGTTGATCCTGGCGGAAGTGGTTATTATCTCTTCGAAGCAAGATTTGATCAAATTGTAAGCATACATTCAGAAACCTTTTAATATGGCAAAACGTAAATTTCAGAAAAACGGTCTAGTCGCCGCTACCGAGTCTAAATGGACTGGTGAAGAACTAACTTGGCATGATGTCGATACATGGACTGATGAGAAAAAGAAGCAGACTTTTAGTCGAGCTCTGAACTTCTACAACTATTATCTCAACATGGATGACTACGTTCCGATCATTGAAGAATATTTAAAATCAATGGATCGCCCAAGTACCAAGGCTACCGTGAAGATGATTCGCAAGGCTCCAAAGTGCATTGAGATCGTGAGTTGTGGTAAACTCGCAAGAATGATGAATCTTGGAATGCCCAAGTATCACAATGGTGTAGACTATGGTGTAGAGGTAGATATCTATCTACGGAAGATTTCGACTCTAGTTCCTATTGAAAGGAATATAACCAAGAAAGACGAGAAAAAGAAAGTATCCGTTTACGATATAATGCAAGAACGGATCCGCGAAGGAGTTCTTGTGCGTATGGATGAGATGTTAGATGGATGGATTCTCAACACCACCACCAAGGTTTTTAAGATCAATGTGGGATCACTACTCAAGAGTGTGAATGCCCCGATCAGTTCACTTGGAACCAGTGTAAGTTGGATCGAGAAACAAAGAGATGAACTGATTGAAGCCCGAGACAAGAGCAATCCTGATTCGGTAGAAGGTTACTCATATCTCAAGAAAGCGGCGATCAAGAAACGAATCGCTCTTCTGGAAGAGATGTTGAACGATGTGGAGATCTACAAGTCTACAAAGAAGGCAGCTCGGAAACCTCGGGTAAAGAAACAGAAGAGTGCTGACAAACTGGTTGCAAAGATGAATTACCTGAAGTCTTCACCTGACTACGGAGTTGCCTCGGTCAATCCAATTAAGGTTGTAGGATCTATTAAGGTTTATCTCTTCAACGAGAAGTATCGCAAGTTGACAATCCTTTCAACAACCAGTCTTTCCGGTCTCTCTGTAAAGGGAACTACGATTCGCGACTATGACGAAAAGAATTCTTTCTCTATGAAGATAAGAAAACCCGAAGAGATACTGCCAATCATTGTAAGTAAAACTGATAGGCAAATCGAAAATGTTCTTAAGAAACTCACAACCAAGAAAACTTCGGCAAACGGCCGAGTCAACAATAACACCTTAATACTAAAAGCATGATGTCAGATGAAATACCAATTAAACCCGTAATTACTATTGATGAACTTCGTAGGAAAGTTGAGAAGTATGTTCAAACCGATGGAATGTCCTACGTTGAAGCTATAGTTGATATCTGTAAAGTTAAGGAGATTGATCCTGTTGACATTGCAAAAATTATCAAGGGGCCATTGAAGGACAAACTAGAAGCCGAAGCAATGGAACGGAACATTATCAAAAGAACAACAGCATATCTTGTGTGAATGGTTATACTGCATATCAAATTTACCTGTCTCTTAAACTTCATTTTACAAATGATTCCTACGATGCAACCAAGTATGGTTTTAAGACCAGCTCTAAGGAATCAACATTCTCACGACGAAAGGATCGATTCTTTTTTGAACGAATAGGACGAAAATATAAGGAGACCGATGTTGTTATCGACTACTTCACTGCCAACTTTCTTGTTGGAGTCAAGTGGATAGGCGACATGAGAGAGGAGAATTACTCAAAGTATGAGAAGAGAATGCAATCTCTTTCCTATGAATTTGAAAAGGATCTCAGAACTCTTTCCGAACAATGTGACTCCTTTGATCAGATCTGTACAACTACGATTCCATTGGATTGCCTTTTGGCTGATGAGATCTCAGCCGAAACAATTGCGATCATCGATCTCCTAGTAAACAATCTTAAACGACTCAAGAAAGATATCAGCGATCCTCTTGGAATGTACACCGAACAAATAGAAAACATTTTGAAGTACAAATTACTACTATCTCGAAGAAATATACCAGCCGAAAAACTTGCAAAAACTGTACGAAAAGTCTTTACAAAGTGATCGATTTATGTTATATTACTTGTTCACACAAAAAAAATACACTGTTATACACAAAAATACGAAAATATAAAAATATATGTCATTCGAAAAACTAAAAGCAAATCGACTAGCGTCGATAGAAAAGTTGGTAAACGCCGCCGAAAGCGTCTCTGAAAAGAAGTCTTATGCAGACGACCGAGAGTGGAAACCAACAGTAGATAAAGCAGGTAATGGTTATGCCGTTATCCGTTTCCTTCCATCGTCGAACGGCGAAGATTTACCGTGGGTTCGTTTCTGGGATCATGGTTTCAAGGGCCCAACTGGCCGGTGGTATATTGAGAGGTCTCTTACTTCAATTGGTCAACAAGATCCATTGAGTGAAATGAATTCTCAGTTGTGGAACTCGGGAAGGGAAGAGGACAAGGAATTGGCTCGTACACGCAAGCGTCGTTTGCATTACGTATCAAACATCCTTGTGATCTCGGACTCAGCGAATCCATCAAACGAAGGTAAGGTCTTTCTTTACAAGTATGGAAAGAAGATCTTCGATAAGGTCATGGACGTGATGCAGCCTCAGTTCGAGGATGAGAAACCTATCAACCCATTTGACTTCTGGGGTGGAGCGAACTTCAAGTTGAAGATTCGTAATGTTGAAGGTTATCGCAACTATGACAAGTCAGAGTTCGATTCTGTTACTGAATTCTTTGAAGGCGATGAAGACAAGTTGAAGAAGGTCTATGACAACATTCATGAATTGAATGAGTTTATTGATCCATCTAACTACAAGGCATACGCTGAATTGAAGAAGAAGTTATACGAGGTACTTGGTGAAGAAGATATCGCCAACACCTTTTCGGTAGAACAAACTACCGAGCTCAACGAGACCCGTGAAGAGCGAGTGGACGCACCCGCACCCAAGAGCGAGGATCAGGCAGTTAGTTCATCAAGCAATGATGCTGGTGAGGAAGAAGACACCTTGGCATATTTCGCCAAGTTGGCTCAGGACTAACCAAACTGATAAACAAAAATAGAGGGGGCGTCATCTGGTGAAACCGGAGGCGCCTCCTTTTTCATTTATCAAGCGGGAGCGTAACCGTATGATGGTGCTGTTAGGACAGATGACTCGTCAGCATGTTGATTTCCATTGATCGTTACATTTGATGAGTTCACAGTTGTATTTTGTGTGGCTCCTCCTCCTCCAGAAACTACAACAGGTGCTGGTTGTGCTTTTGCGTCGGCGATATTAGACATTCCAACTTCCAGCTGAGATCCCGTAGTATTTCCATCCACTTTCCCTTTATTAATCCCACTTGCGGGAGCAATTCCATTTGCGAATCTAGGATCAACAGGAGTTACTACCTTTCCATCTTTTTCCGCTGGGGAAAGCAAACCTTTGACGAAACCCAAGGTCGCCCCCAGGCCAGGAATTTTGCTTACTATTGATTGAAACATTTCCGAAAAGACCTCGCTTATAACCTTTGCAATATTTTGTCCAACTTCCAACAATTTTGGTAAAATCGTTTCCTTTAAGGCCTTTGGGAAAGTTTCCATAAAGAATGGAATAATAGCATCAGCAAGGACTGGAGCGATTTTTCGGGGAATTGTTACAAAAATATCGAAAATCAAACGCTTTAATGCACCAAAAATTCCTCCTTCTCCATCTTCACCAACTATCATTCTTTTTACTGATCCAAACATACTAGAAAGAGCTTCTTTGAAAGCCTCGGTATCTCCACTAAACAATGCTCCCAACGCATCAAATATACCAGAGATGTAAC